AACAAATGGACAAGGTATTGATAGATATCGAAAAATTAAAAGATGCAAACAGAGAAATGAAATACACAAACGGGAGCCCACAATGATAGAGTCTGTGGTAGCCCTACTTATGTTTGTAAACGCCGAGATCAAGGAGGCACGTTTGCAAAGCTCAATGGCCGAATGCCTTCGCGGTAAGAGGCACGCGGAGCGTCAATATTCAGAGTCTGTAACTTACAAGTGCTGGAAAGGTTCCGCAGAATTAGAGGACAATATTGATGGTAGCAAGAGTATCAAAAAACTCATTATTGAGTAATGAAAAAAGCCAATAAAAAACGTAATCCTGTGGCAAGACAACTTAGACACTTGAAACAAAAAATAATAAAGTCTAAAAAGATTTATGACAGGAAAAAATTTCAGATTTAAAGCTGAAGTAGTGACAGGTAAATGTCCTACTTGTGAAGAACACACATTATTAGTTGGAATTACCAAACAGTTTTTTAGATGTATGACTTGCGGTGCGGATTTAGAACAACACGTAAATGGAGTTATAAGTTACATACCAACAATGCATCCTAATACTTTAAAATCAGAGTTACAAAAGTATTTCGATGGCGAAGAAGTTTAAAGATTTTATAGCACACGAACCTGTGCATCACAAAACATCGATTGGGCGTCACCCCAGTCTTTGCAAAATGAACAAGAGAAAACGAAAAAATTTTAAAAAATACCGTGGCCAAGGACGTTAATGAAAATATTTGGATTAGTTTTGTACATTTGCTCTGCAGCAGCAAACACTTGTATTGAACCATACAAGTGGCCAGATACTTTTGATAGTTCTTATAAATGTATGTTGAAAGGTTATGAACAATCTTACAAAAAAATTGAAGAAATGGGTCCTGAAAGAGTCAACGAGTTTAATGTTTACATAAAGTTTGACTGCCTACAAATAGACATAATCGTGCCAAAAAAGAAACCTGTGGTTGAATTATTAACTTAGAATAGTTCTAAGCTGTCTGTCCGTCCCAAGAAAGGGACGAACAAACAAAAGGTGTGAGAAGAGATCTTTCTTTTATATTAATTAAATAATACTTGCAATACTTGTTTTATTATTGTAATTTCCCATAATATGAGAAGAAACAATAACAAAGAAAGGAAATATGAGAAACTTTAATTACAAAGTAGAAATAGATTTTGGATATTCTACAGGTGGTGGAATAGGTAAACCAAAGACTAACAAAGAAATACAAGCGGAAGCTTTATCTTTGATGCAACACATTCTAGATACACGAAAGACTCAACCAAAATGGTTTAAAATAATAAAGGAGTATAAAAAAAATGGCAGATCCGAATAAGTTTAAATCTGTATCTGTTCCCATCGAGACTTACAAGAAGCTGCGCTTTTTAGCTTCAGGTAAATTTGTCGATGCAGAACTGACAGTCAGTAAAACAATCGAGGCTCTTGCTACAAGAGCTGCAAAAAAGTTAGGATATAAAAATGGAAAAGCTAACTCCGGTTCGTAAGATTATTTGTTACGAGTGTAAGGGCAATGGCTTTTTACACAAAAATTTTTTTGAAGTTAAACAATGTAAGGTATGTGATTCAGAAGGCGAGTTGTTGTCAGACGGCAAGACACATATGAAACTAATGAAGGTGGTGGACAATGCAAGAATGCAATGACAGACACCGATGTTGCTTACATAGCAGGGTTATTTGATGGTGAGGGATGTGTATCATACAAGCAGTATATGCGTAAGCGTCCTCACAACAAAAAACCTTACCCAACTTGGCAGATTAAATTAGAGATTGCAATGACAGAACAATCTATTCTACGTTGGGTTTGTGAAGTGTTAGGTGTTGGCACCGTCACTGAAAAAAAATATAAAACAAAGTACACATTGGGTTGGAAAAAACAATGGCGTTGGCGTTGCAGTCACCGTGATGCGTTTATGGTTTGTTGTCTATTGTTTCCATACGCTCACATTAAATTAGATAAGATACAAAAAATAATAGATCACTACGGTAAAAAGAAACTAAAAGTTATGAATGGTAAGGTGGTTCATCTCGACGAATATAAACAACTAATGGGGTTAGAATGAGAGAAGAAGAATCAATGAAGAAAGAACTAAACGAAAAAATTTTTAACAAAGATCCAATCGTTAGAATAGTAGATCCAAATTATGGTCAAGCTGATTATATAAATAAAAAATATATAATGGAGTTGAAATATAGAAGAGACTATGGACCTGAAAGATTTAATGGATCTTTAATTGAAAAGACGAAGTATGATTTTATTACTAAAAGTTGTGGTAATAAAATACCTGGGTATGTGTGTAAGTTTAATGATGGATCATACTACGCGTGGAATTTAAAGAAAGTAAAAGAACCGGATTGGTATGAAAAGATGTTGCCGGAGACAACTGATTTTAAAAGTAGAAGATTTGTACCTAAAATGGTGGGTGACTTATATTTAGAAGATGGAGTTAAATTAATATGACACCTATGTTTGGTTTTGGAATGTTAGCGATGGGTTTTATTGCTATTATTATAGCAACTATCATTGCTTATTTTATAATTAATATAAATGAAAAGAAATAATAAATATAGATATCCAAAAACTATCCGCGAATCGATAAACGGTTTACGTCATTATAATATCAATGACAAAGAAAAACTACCTAGTGTCACCACAATACTATCCGAGACACAATCAGAAGAGAAACGCGAATCGTTGAAAGCGTGGCGAGAACGAGTGGGAGAGCTTGAGGCAACGCGGATCGTGGACCAATCTGGGGCCAGGGGCACAGCGATGCACAAGATATTAGAGAAATATATTTTAGAAGAGGGTTATGTAGATCTAACTAGCGTTGGTAAAGAAGCCCACAATATGGCCATCAGAGTTATAGAACAAGGTCTTTGTAATGTACCAGAATACTACGGCACAGAATGCACTTTGTATTATCCAGGATTATATGCAGGCCAGACCGACTTAGTAGCTGTACACAAAGGACAAGATGCAATCATAGACTTCAAGCAAACAAATAAACCGAAGCGCAGAGAATGGATAGAAGACTATTGTCTGCAGTTAGCGGCTTATGCGATGGCACATAATTTTATCTACAAAACACAAATTACTAAAGGAGTGGTTATGATGTGTAGTAAAGATAATTTTTACCAGGAGTTTGTTGTAGAAGGTAAAGAGTTCCAACAATATAAATTTAACTTTTTGAGGAGGGTTGATGAATACTATAGAGCAAGAGATGCAAAGACTAAACAAGATAGCTAACCTTTATAATAAAACAGAAGGTGAGATGAAAGAGATGTGGAAGCAAAAGTGGCACGAATTAGTCAAGAATGTGGCAAGGAGGATGGATGAGTCTAAGACTACGAGACTTACAGCAAGTATTAAGTAAATTTTCAGACGGCAACAAAGGCACCGCTATATCTGATTGTTTTGTTTATATGGAAAACGATCAAGGTGGGTTGAATGAGATTGGTAGAATAGAATTACAAGAAAGCAGGTTAATAGGTAAGATAAATAGTTCTGCAGCTTGGCGTGTTGTTCTTAAAAAAGATAGGAAGACGACTCGGTTGCAGTCGACAACGTTTAAAATATGATGGAATCCCTTGGGTGCGGGGTGAAAGCGAGAGTGGAAACCCCGTAATATTATGAAAAAAGTCGTGATACAGAGCGAAGATATCAGTCCAAAACAGTGGTCTAATCTTATATTAGAGCTGAACCTGATGCGCAAAGCGTGGAAACCCTATGCCAGAATACAGATACTTGGGCGGGGGGTAAAAAAGATAGTACAGAATGGCACCAGAAGATACAAAATTTAGAATCATTCTAATGTGCCACGCTATAGTAGAATATTTGGGCAAATTTTTTTTTCAGTCATCAAAAAAAACTCGTGGCACAGGTGGCACAGTGGGTAAAATAGGCTAGAAGTGTTGGTATTAGCGAATAATAGGTGTGCCACGGCGTTGATTTTTGGTGGCACAGCTTGGCACAAATGGCGTATTTACTGGCTTTTTTGCAAATATGTGGTGGCACAGATGTACTCGGCGCGCGCGACCTTTTTTGTTTTTTTAAAAACTTTTTTGCCCAAATATTCCCCTATAGAGTATATATTGAATTATGAGACGTCCTAAAAAATCTAAATACAAATCTGTAATAATAAATAAAAAGCGTTATTATTACTACAAAATCACCTGGATAGATCCGACGGGTGATTCTGGGCACGCAACCGCACACGATTCGTTAGGTTTATTACCATCTACAATGATAACTCACGCATATTTATTTGATAAAAATAAAAAATATATCTGGACGTTTGCATCTTACGAAGAAAATGATGAATTATTTAGTGATAGAAATGTGTTTCCAATTGGGTGTATAATTAAGATGGAAAAAATAAATGAAAAATAAAACGCTAACTAAAAATATGCCCAACGTAAAATGGAATGCGATACCACCAGTGCGTGGGCCCAATCCACAAGGAGTATACAATGCAATACGAACCAATAATAAACAAATGGTCAGTAGTAAAAAAGTTTCCAAGAAAAATGTTTAGTAGATTTATTTCTGTTCTGAATGATTATCAGGGCTTGTTAGTTCTTTTGATTCTACTAACTCTTCTTCTGGGGTAATATTAATTAAAGTTTTGTGATCTTCTAAGATTTGATTCATCTTAGCTTCTAATTCTTTTTCAGACATATTATCTAGATTACCAGACAAGACGAGCTTTTGATCTACATATAAACCACCTGCTTTACCTCTAGCTATCTCTGCGTTTATGGCGGCACTCCAAGCACCTTTTGCTCGTGCGTCCTCTCGTAGCTTTGCTAGTTCCCCAATGTGTTTTTCAAATGTAATTCCGTATTTCTCTTGTATCTCTGCTCGTAGCTCACCAATGTATTTAACCACTAATGGTGATAATTTTGGATTACGTAGCTCGCTCGCAGCCTGTCTAGGTCTTGTCTTGTATCCAGCTTCATAAGCACACTCGCTCGGGCTCTTGCGCCCCTCGTTGTATACCAGCAATTCTGCAAACTTTTGTTGTCGTTCTGTAAGATTTTTAGGTAGTCCCATAGCTTGTGCTCTTACCGTAATATATCGTATATGTCCAGTTAATTATGATTCTGTAATTTCAAAACTTATTGGTTTAGGTGGTGCACCATCCATTGAACCTAAATATTCATATTCTAAATATGTATCAAAGCGATGAATAAAATCTAAAACATCACTTTCATTTTTGTAATTAACTCCATATTTTTTTTCATTAACTGTTAAAATAATATCGCCTCCATCAACTTCAGTATAGGCCTCATCTACTTTAAATGTTCTTTTTAAAGCTTGAGAGATTGCACAAGTATTACATTGGCCAGGTTCACCATTTTTTATATCTTCTTCTGTCACATTTATTTTAATCATTTGAATTTTCGTAATAATGTTTTTGTTGTTTGTTTTCTATTTCTAAATATTTATTAAAGATTTTATGCAATGTATTATAGTCCTTGTTATCCATTGGGCTATCAGTTAACCAATCTAAAATTTCATCAAGTTTTGTTGTCATTTCTTGTAATGTTTTATCTGGATTAATCATCTTGCACCTCATACTCTAACCACCCATTGCCCTCATCAACACCCATCATAAAATATTTGAGTTGCTCTTCAGTTTCAAATCGGTAAGTTTTTTTATTAATTCCTATCTCAATTGGATCTATACCTTTAACTGCTTCTGTGCCCCAAATGATAGTGACTTTTTTTCGCTCGTATGCTTCTGCTTTATTCTTACTATCTCGATAGTCGTGTCCGTTATCTCGTTGTGTCATTATTATACCTCTTTTATTTCTTCTATTGCAAAGTCCCCCGCTGAATTAGACCAATCATTACTTTTGTAATCATAGGCACTTATTTCACTTGCGATTTTCTCTGCCTCTTTTTTATTTTTTGCTTTTATTTCTGTTTCATAAACAGCGTAAATAGTTTCACCCGCTGTAATTTTATATGTTTTCATTCGTCCCCCTCTTCATCTGCATACGCTGTTATGTAATCTCCAAGATTCATTTTAACTTCTACCATAGCTTGCGCCTCTGCATCTTGCTCGTCAACT